CTACCAGATGATGTATACATGAGTAAGTTGGAATGCTGCAAAAAATGTTACATAAGATGGGTAGAAGATAGAGAAGAAAGATGGGAAGAAGGTTGGAGACCTTCCAAGGAGAACAAATAATGTCAGCAGAAAAACTTAAAATCTTTAGAGGACTTGCTCAAGCGGCAGCTGATGCATATGATGGATCTTATGACGATAATGGCGAGCCTGTTAAGATTGGTCTCAAGCGAGAAGAGGGTAACCCAGTTCTTAACTCACGAGTTATGGATGGTTTCAAGGTTAAATTTGTTGGACCTTCTGTGGTAATCAATTACCAATCAGAGATTAAGTTGAAAGAAGTTTATCGTGGTGGTTTTGAGAGCAGTATGGATCAGGTAGTCGAAGACATCGCTTCATACTTGAAGAAGAGATACCGTCAAATCACTGGAGAAAGTGTTGGTCTTAAGGCAGATGGCGAGATTAAAGTTATAGTACAAAACACAAGTCGAGTCAGAACATTTGTTCAAGCACAGAAAAAGTATCTCATTAGTGATGTTAGCGACATTTCGCCTATCACACCACCAAGTACTGGAGACTTGCAAGATGGTTTCCAAAAATTCTTAGATGAGGGTGGCTTTGGTGGCAAGAGACCAGAGAATGACAGCCGCAGAGAAGGCTGATCGTGCATGAGCTTACTAAAAAAGAGATCATCAAAGAAGTAGTTAAATCTGGTAAAGATCCAAGCTATTTTATTAATAATTACTGTAAAATTTCTCACCCACTTAAAGGTTCTATTCCTTTTAGAACGTTTGGTTACCAAAGTGACTTACTAAAAGATTTCAACGATCACCGGTTTACAGTAATTTTGAAAGCTCGTCAGCTGGGTATTTCTACAATCGTAGCTGCTTATGTTGTTTGGCTTATGTTGTTCCACCGTGATAAAAATATCCTTGTCATGGCCACCAAGTTTAGTACCGCTGCAAACTTAGTCAAAAAAGTAAAGAATATTATGCGAAACATGCCACCTTGGATTCGCATATCAGATATATCTGTTGATAACAGAACTAGCTTCGAGCTGTCTAATGGCTCTCAGATTAAAGCAACATCAACCTCTGGTGACGCTGGTCGTTCAGAGGCTTTGTCTCTTCTTGTTATTGACGAGGCTGCTCACGTTGAAGGGTTGTCAGAGCTTTGGACTGGCTTGTATCCTACACTATCAACAGGTGGTCGTTGTATCGCATTGTCTACTCCTAACGGTGTCGGCAACTGGTTCCACAAGACTTATGTGGATGCTGAAAAAGAGGAAAATGATTTCAAGCCTATTTGCTTGCCTTGGGATGTTCATCCTGAAAGAGATCAAGCTTGGTTTGAGAATGAAACAAAAAACATGTCCCGTCGCCAAATCGCACAGGAGCTGGAGTGTAACTTCAACACATCTGGCGAGACTGTTATTCACTCTGATGATCTGGAAAGAATTCATACAACGATAAGAGACCCAGAATATAGAACTGGATATGATAGAAATTATTGGATATGGGAAGAGTATAAGCCTGAATCCAATTATATGGTTGTTGCTGATGTCGCCCGTGGTGATGGCGCAGACTTTTCAGTTTTCCATGTTTTTAAATTAGATACTATGGAAGTTATTGCTGAATACCAAGGTAAGCCAAGCTTAGACATGTATGCCAACATTTTAAATCAAGTTGGTAAAGAATATGGTAACGCTTTGATGGTGGTTGAGAATGTTGGAATTGGTATTTCCGTGTTAGAAAAACTGCAAGAGTTAGAGTATCCAAATTTATATTATTCAGTTAAAGGAACGCATGAGTATATTGAGCCAACTTTGGCTTCCAGCACCAGTAATGCTGTTCCGGGGTTTACAACATCAAGCAAGACTAGACCATTAATAGTTGCAAAACTAGAAGAGTTCATTAGAAATAAACTAGTTAATGTGTATTCGGTGCGACTTTTTAATGAATTTAAAACTTTTATTTGGAATAACGGGAAGCCTCAAGCAATGAGAACTTATCATGATGATCTAGTCATGTCTCTGGCAATAGGTTGTTGGGTGAGGGATACAGCATTAGCTGCGGGAACAAGAAACGTTAACCATAAAAAAGCTTGTTTAGATTCGATTATTTTTACTTCTCGAAGAATAAATACACAGATTCCCGGCCAAATAGGCTACGAAAAAGATATTTTGCAAAAAGCTCACCAGAGTGTTAATGAACAAAAGCAATTTATATGGCTTCTAAAAGGATAATTAAAAAATGGCTAACCAGAGTTCAAATCCACGAAATCCAGAATCTACTTTATTTAGAAGATTAACTAGACTGTTTTCTGGACCAATAACAAACTACCGCTCTCAGATGACGAGAGACTATAAAAGATCTCAGTTAGATCATTATGCTAGTAGATTTAAAACTGCATCCGGGCAACAATTTAAGCGAAGTGGTTATAATCCATTTGAGCAGATCAACGCTTCGGCAATGGCAAATCAAAGAAGAACCGAAAGGTATGGCGACTTTGATCAGATGGAGTATACACCAGAAATTGCATCAGCACTTGATATTTATGCCGATGAGATGACAACACACTCATCGCTTCAGCCAATGTTGACAATCAAATGTCCTAATGAAGAAATTAAGGCGATCCTTGCTACGCTCTACCAGAATGTATTGAACGTTGAATACAACTTATTTGGCTGGTGTAGGACAATGTGCAAGTATGGAGATTATTTTTTATATTTAGATATTGATGAAGGTCATGGAATTAAAACTGTTATTGGCTTGCCTGCTGGTGAGGTCGAGAGGCTTGAGGGCGAGGATAAGACTAATCCAAATTATGTTCAGTTCCAATGGAATTCCGCAGGAATGACTTTTGAGAATTGGCAGATGGCTCACTTCCGCATTCTTGGTAATGACAAATATACTCCTTATGGGACATCAGTACTAGAGCCTGCTCGTCGTATTTGGCGTCAGCTTACTCTTATGGAAGACGCCATGATGGCTTACAGAGTAGTGCGAGCACCTGATAGAAGAGTATTTTATATTGATGTTGGAAATATCCCTGCACCTGACGTTGAGCAGTATATGCAGAAAGTTATGACTTCCATGAAGAGAAATCAATTGGTTGATCCATCGACTGGTCGAGTAGATCTCCGCTACAATCCTATGAGTGTAGAGGAAGATTACTATATTCCTGTCCGTGGAGATAGCTCAACGAAGATTGAGAATTTGGCGGGCGGGCAGAACGCAGCTGCAATCGATGATGTTAAGTATCTTAGAGATAAATTATTCTCTGCTCTAAAAATTCCTGCTTCTTATCTAACACAAGGCGAGGCAGGCACAGAAGACAAAACAACGCTTGCACAGAAAGATATTCGTTTCGCCAGAACTATTCAACGTCTACAGCGAGCAGCTATTTCAGAGCTAGAGAAAATCGGTGTTATCCACTTGTATACTCTTGGCTTCAGAGGAGACGATCTATTAAACTTCTCACTTTATCTTAATAATCCTTCAAAGCTTGCGGAACTGCAAGAACTAGAACATTGGAAGACTAAGTTTGAAATCGCTTCTACAGCTACCGAAGGATACTTCTCAAGACGCTGGATCGCAGAGCACTTGTTTAACCTTACACAAGATGAATTCCTAAGGAATCAAAGAGAGATTTTCTATGATCGCAAGTACGATTCACAGTTGGCTTCCGCAGCTGAGCAATCTGCGCAAGCTGAGACTGCCTTTGCTTCTGCTACATCGACAGGGCTAGGGGGCATATCAGACTTGGCTGGTGGCGGCGGTGGAGATCTTGCTGCTGAGATTACGCCCGAAGGCGGTGTTGAGGGCGGTGCTGAAGCACCCGCGACACCACCAACTGAAGCTGGAGCTGAAACACCTGCCCCAGAAGGTCAGGAATCTGCACTCCTTGCGGTACCGGGTAAGAGAGATATTTCGGAAAAAGATAATCGTGAAAAAGGTGGGACAGGTCCAGATAACCGAAAAAGACGATCTACAAGACGTGGAATGGAGTTTTCTACAAGAACTATCTTCCCCGGAGGCTATGGTTCAACCGGAATGAATCAATTAAGGCAGAATGAGAATAAAGGTTCTAATTATGAAGAAAAGGAAATGCTTCTAGAAGAAAAACTCCTAAAAGCACCTTATGAAGTTCAAGCAATAATTGATAGTCTAGAATCAAAGGAATCTAAGAAATGAAGCATAATAAAAAAAGAAATACTGCCTTTTTATATGAAACACTTATCGCTGAGATGACCAAGGGGATTATCAAAAAAGATGATGCCAGAAGATCGAAAGCAAAAAGATTGGTCAAAAAGTATTTTAGAAAGGGCACTGCTCTAAACCGGGAACTTGATCTATACAATAGTATTTTAGAAACAAGAGGAGTAGATAAGTTAGTTGCCGAAAAGATTATCTTTGAAGCGAAGACGCAGAGAAAGTTCATACTTGATGATGCTGTGTTCCAAGAGCAGACTGAGCTTATTGGTGATATGAACAAAGAATATACAAAATCAGTATTCTCTAATTTTATTCCAAACTATAAGAATCTCGCAACTTTGGCACAAATTTTTAATACCGATGTTCCAATTAAGAATCGAGTTTTACTAGAGACAAAAGTTATTGATTATATGACATCCGCACCGGAAGAGGCAAAAGATAAAATGGAGCCTATTGACAATCTCGTTTTTAATACGTTTGTCAAGAAGTTTAATGAAAAATACACTGATAGCCTAAACGAGAATCAAAAGGCACTATTGACCCGATACATTTCCTCATTCGGTCCCCAGAGTATCGATTTCAAGATTTATTTAAACGACGAGCTTGGTAGACTAAAAGAATCAGTACGACACTTTATTAACGAAACTCAGGACACATCAGATGTAGAAACTCTAGATGGGACACAGAAAGTTTTAACTGAGCTGGAGAGTTATTCCTCAAGACAAATCAATGAAGGTCTAATTCGAAACATACTAAAGATTCAACAGTTGGTTCAGGAGCTAGAAAGCGATGACAGTTAAAATTGTTGTAAATAAAA